GTACCATTGATACCTGATGTACCATCTTTACCTGATGTACCATTAGAGCCTGCTACACCATTTGAACCATCTTTACCAGATGTACCTGATGTTCCAGCCGAACCATTACTTCCATTTGCACCATTAATAGCAAATGATAAAAAGAATGTATCTCTATCTGATAAAGTTGCTGAAGAATTTCCACCTAAGAATGATAATGAGTTAATATAAAGAACTGAACCATTCCAATTTGATGAGTTAACTTTGTAAACACCAAACTTAGTATTATCGTTTACATTTGTTAACTGTATTTCATAAGATGCGTTATTAGTATCTAAATCAGCTAAATAACTAAATAAGCTACCGAAGTTTCCAACTGCAGCTGCATTGTTAATCCATATATTATTTACAGTACCAAAGTTAGTTACATCAGCGTTTACATCAAAATCTCCAGCCGGTACATTAGGAGCAAATCCTGCTCTATATACCCATTGTCCAGTATTTGATGGAACTATTGTTTTGCCTGAAGTACCATTTGTACCACTGCCACCTGTTATATTAATTGATGCAGTTCCGTTATTTAAAGATGCACTTACATTACCATAGAAGTTTAACATAGTAGCTGTACCCAATACACTACCACTACTTGCTACCTTAACACCACTTCCACTTGCTATCAAACCTTGAATAGAAGCTGATATAGCGTTTGTTTCTGATTGTAGTGTTAAACTATCAATCATATCGTTTTCAAAGTTTCTTAATAAGGCTGGAGTAATGTATCCGATATTATTATCAGGAAACGATTGGTTATTCTCTACCTTTAACTGTGATTTATTTAATTCACTCATTTTATTAAATTGGTTTTATATCAAATCCTTGTGAGAAACCATCATTAAATGCACCTTGTCTAGTTGCTGCCGATGCAGTTGAACCTATTGATTGACCTATTAAATTACCATTACAACAATCGTAAGAATATGTGTCTTGGTCTTTACATAAGCAAGCTCTTTTCTTATTATGTGGTACTGCTCTACCTTGGGTTGCTCCTAAGTAAATACCACTATTCTTTCTCATATTTCGTTTATACGATGGAGTAGGCATGTCTTATGGGTTTGATGGTTCTATAAAAACATTATTTACCTTAGGTCCGTATATCAATCCAACACCTTGCTGAGATAGATAACCTTGGCAACATTTAAGTGAATAGTAATTTCTATTCAGGCATAAACATCCTGATTTACCTCTACCCGTAGCCACTCTATCCTTAGTTGGTTCGTTATAACCAATAGTAGGATGTAGTTTTTCAGGTGCTTGTGGTTGAGCCGGCTTTAACTTTGGCATTTTTGGTTTCTTTATAGATTTAACAATTCAAATGAGAAAAGTTATATACACTTACCCCATTTGCTTCATAGCTTCTTTGTGCATTAGGTTTTCCAATTCAATTCTATCACTATCGTATGCCAATTTCATTAAGCAAAACTCTAATGGCAAATTCGTTATTTCTTCAAATTTCGTAATATCTCCGTTTGCGAGTTGTGCAAGGCTTGAATAAGATTTCCATTTCTTTCCAAAATTCGCTGCATGCTGGGAAGCTGGACCATCTCCTTGGTCAAAGATTTCTGGATAGAACTCAGTAAGTCTTTTAGTAAAGTTTTGAAAAAAAAAATTGCTCCAAAGTGTACATCCATCGTAACACTCATAAATCGTTCACCATTGATATCTGCTTTGTATGCTTCAATATCATATAGCATTCCTACCTTTTTAGTAACAGGCCTGTATAAGATGGACATTATTTCAGCCCACTTCTCATTTATATCCATAGCTTCGTACTTTGCTATATCCACATAAGCACCATATGCCATCTTAGATAAATCAGGTTCAAATCCATATTCAACACCATCTATTGTGATAATCTTTTGTAGGGGTAATTCTACATCAGCTAAGAATGATGTCATATCCTTTACTATATTAGTATAAGTTGTCATATCCAAACCCTGAATGTATTCTACTGGGAACTTAGCTAAGTGGTGAAACATACAAGCTAGTATTGCTTCAGGCTCACCAGCGTAGTTATCCATATCGGTTTTTAATTTCAAATAATCCGTTAGTGTAACTGCAGACCAACTCTTTGGTACTGTGATGGTTACTTCTCTTTTTTCTATTGCCATATTAAAATTGTTTCTTTTCTCTATATTGTTCTGGATTAACCAAATTCAAATCTTCGTTAATCTTTACCGGCTTAGGTTGCTGCTTTAAGGATAGTTGTATTGCCATATCCTTTATCCTTTGTAATTCTCTAGTTGCATTATCTCTTTGTGCTAAGATAGCTAATGCATTTGCTTTAACTGACTCTAATTCAGTTTGTAGTTGATGAACATACTTTGCCATCTCCATAAAATCTTCCTGTGTAAGGTTGTCTAAATCTAATTCCATATATCGGGTTGTTTTGTTTTGTATTGTTCTATTGCTTTATAATCTGATAATCTTTTAAACTCACCTTTGTGATGCCAATGTATATCGTTATCAGTATTTAATTTATCTAAGAAATAATTTGTTTTGTTAGATAGTTTTGAATTAAAAAGCTTTTCTGTTAGAATATATTCAGGGTATGCTCCATCCGGCTTTACATCGTATAATCTTAACAAATCGTTTATATTACCAGCCATAATGTAATCGGTAATATATCCATCCTTATGCTCATGCCATGCTAATAGGTTTAACTTATCCCAATCCATACTATCTAATAAAGCCTGTGGATAAGTTGGGTACATATCGTTTCTAATCTTTAAAGCTAATTGATATCCCATCTCTCTAGCTTTTAATAAGCCTGAATGTGTAGATACCTTTTGTAAATTGAAATTGTGTACACCTTTATCGTTTGGTATCTTATTGTATATGATTATATCACCATCTTTAAATTGTGTCACATTACCTTCCCATGTTGAAATAATCAATTGGTGGCTTCCCCACTTATCTCTAATGAAATCGTATTCCATTTGAGTTATAGGCCCTTGTACTATTATTGCTACATCCTTATCCATATATCTATATATATTTATATACTATCTAACGGTCACTATGTATTTACCGGCTGATGTTGCTTTGTTTGATAACTTCATCATACAAGCGTAACGAGCAGCATCTATTAAGTGATTATTAAAATCTATTGGTTTATCTAATTGTCTACCAAACCTATCAGTCTCCCATTCATACGAATAGAACTCATTTGTTAAGTTCTGACATGTCTTTGGTATGTTTATCTTATAGTTGTTCATTACCTGAATACCAAAGTTAATGCTATCCTTACCTTTGATTACCGGTCTTATGTTCCATCCCAATTTGTAAAGCTCATCTATTAGTCTTGGTTCTGCACTATCAGCCCATATCTCCTCTTTACCATTTACAACTCTGCTTAACAAATTATGAATGTCCGATGTTGTCATTCCTTTCTCATAGCAATGCTCTACCAAATAGATTTCATTATCTTGCTTCCATACACTACATAATGCCGTTGGGTCTGCAGAATATCCAAAATCCAAACCAAAACAAACGAAGGTAGCTGTTTCAGGCAACCATTCAACTGTTTTAAATTCAAACACAGCTTTCTCATTACCTGTGTATTCACCCAAACCATATACCTTCCATGCTTTCGGATTAGTATTTTGTAAGTCCTCAATTGCTTTTCTTACATTAAGCTCCAAATATGGATTGTTCTTATATGTTGTAAAGAAACGAGTACAATCACTCATTTGTCTAATCCAGTGGTAAGGTGATATGGTTGGGTTGTAACTTAATATGATTGGACCTGTTGTACGAATTTGTAGCTGGAAGTAAGACTCTTCATCTATCTCATTGGCTTCTTCCAACCAAAGAATAGTACTCTTAAGACCTCTAAGCTTCTCACTATCATCCGTACTAATAAACTGAATACTACTATCGGTATAAAAAGTATAAACTCTATCACTAATGTTAAAATCATTTTCATTCCATATTCCCAAGCTCTGCATCACATCTTTAAAATCCTTCATTACAGTTCGTTTCAAGCTTGGTATTGTTTTACGAACTATTGTTACATCTTCTTTATTTTCTAAGCACTTTACTATTATCCATTGAATTAACGCCCATGTCTTTCCACTACGAGTTCCACCAATGTGATGCGTTATGCGTGTTGGGCTATCATTTTGATTTTGATAGGTTATAGTGGTATTAATTTCTATTTGGCTCATCAATATTAGTTTGTACTACATTAACTGAAATCTGATGTATTCTTTGGTCTATCTCAGCTTTCATTTCTGTCCTACTCAATTTAGGTAGGGTAAACTCCATAAGCTTCATAGCAAGTTCAATTGCTCTGGCTGGGTCTTTCTTCTTTATATCTTCTAAATCTTTATTGATTGTGGATAATACATTATTGGTAGCACGAGCTAATGTCAACTTCATTTCCTCCGTTGAACGATTGAGTGCTCCTTTCGGTCTGCCTGTACTTAACTTATTACCTTTTTGAAATGCCATGTTAATTGGTGTTATTTATACATCTATATATATTTTAACACAATCCTTCACCTTTGTAGTTATCGGTTCAGGAGACCACCTTAAAATTAATCCTTGAATGGGTTTTGGATTGTTTCTTTTAAATGCTTCTTAGCTTTCTTACAATTTAGGAAAGCTGTGGATTTGGATATCTTAATTTCGGATGCTAACTTCTCTAATGTCATCTTATCGTTGAATGCATACATCTGATATAGTTTAGAACTAGCCCATTGCTTTGTAAACTCCATTGCTTTTAATTCAGCTACTACATTATCATATGCTGTTTCCAATTTGTTATCCCAATCCGTATCGTATTCTTCTTCTATACCATCATAGCTTTCCACAAGTGGTGTATTTCTTTTTTGTACCTTAATTCGGTTTAGAAATCTGCTTTTAATAAAGGAATGACAATACATAAGATTAAACGAGTCACCCCACCATATTGAAGGATTTACTCGTTCACCCAAATAAACATATAATTCACCCACTAAATCTTCTGCTACTTCTTTATCCTTTGCTAAGTTAAAAGAAACTGCTGATAGCCATTTATGTGATTGATTATATAATACCTCTAATCTTCTATTGTTTTCTAGCCTATGCTTTTGCATTTATCTCTTTCACAAATTTGTTTAAGTCTTCAATACAACTTCCCCAATGTCTTGCCGATGATGCGCATGTACACGGCTGTGGGGTATTTGTTCCTCTTAATCTATTACATCTAATCCACATAATTCCTGCTAAGTGGTCAGGTAAGAAATTCTTTATTCCTGCTAAATCTGTTTCTATTTGCTTAAACTCCTCCATATTAAATGGATGGTATTTACTTTGTTTTACTGGTGCCTCTCCCATATTATTAAAATTTAATTCCTTCTTTGCATCCGCATAGCTC